CTGTTCTTGCTGTACCTACATCTAACACATTTGAAAAGTAGTAAGTGCCAGATTCTTCTGCATTACTACTATTATAATAAGCCGCTTCAATTCTTAACTCACTTGATACGACCTCTGCTTGGACTTTAGAGCCACTAAAGGATGGGTCTTCTGTCGCTGTTTGAGAAGTACCTAAAAGCGGTAATTCACTTGGGTCAATCACAAAGGATGCGGTTGTTGAGCCATTGCCTGATTTATCAAACGCTCTGACAAAGAACGTACCTGATAGGGAAGGAAAACTAGCCGAGGTTGCAGGTCGAGCTATCTTACTAATCGCAATCGATTGTGAGCCATCACCGAAAGTCGCTGTGGTGCTTGATGAGTGATACAAGCGGTAATACGAGAGATCAAGAGCAGAAACACCTTCCCATTTAAAGAAGATAGAACCACCGGATAGATTCGCCTCAAAATCAGTCGGGGCAGCAGGTGGCGTAGTATCCGATTCAATGACTTTAGACGTAGAGCTAAAGTTACCTTTAACGCCTAATGAGTTAATCGCTCTAGCCCTAACCTCGTAGGTAATCGAACCTGCCTCACTGACTTTAGGCACTTCAATATTCAAGATAGAGAAGCGACCTAAATCACCAATACCTAGAACCGTGTACTCATCTGAGTTCTTACGGTACTCAATCTCAACGGCATCAACAAAGTCAGGATTACTACTTGAGGTATCTACTAATAAAACATTCGTAATCGTTTCATTAACGACACGATATTCCTGCGAAAGTGTTACCGATACCGAAGGCACATAGAACGGCGAGAGCAAGGTGGTATTGTTGCTCTCAAAGGCGGTTTCATTAGCGTAAGGTAAAAAGACTGCTGAACTGATCTCTTGTAGGCTCATTGAAACCTGCAAAGTCATATCACCCGTAAGAGCGAATGACCACTCGGTTACTTCAAAGTCCTTCGCATCAAAGCCTAAACGTGAATTGGTAATCTGAACAATATCACCGACACCAAGATTCATTGCTCGCATACCGAATGTGCCGCTAATCTTTAGCTGTTCACGATTACGATATAACGCAATCTTAGCGATACGCTGTGCCATTGTTGAGGTCGAGGTAAAGGGAAGGTTTAACTCCATCTCTGACTCATAGCCACCATCTACCTCTAGGAATTCATCTGAGGTAATGCTTGGATAACTCGACTCGAAGAAGTTAGTTTCTTCGCCTTTATAAACACCCATGACACGGTTGAAGGCATCTCTGCGCGATACACGAGTGGCAATACTTAATGAGCCGCGTAAATCATCTTCCGTTAATTCAAGTGAAGCAACAGTACTCGCCGCAGCTTTACATCCCCATTTACCCTGGGAGTACCAGATCATGCCACCCATAGAACCTAACAAGCCCTGAATAACATCTTGCGGCGAGGCATCACTTAGGAATGTGCCGTTAGTCGTATAACGGGTTTCAGTACCCCCTGCGGCTAAAGCAACATCGTCATCACAAATCCCTGCGGCAGTGATAAAACTCACATCGTCAATCTCAGAAGATACGGCGACACCGCTAGATAATAGATAATCTCTTAAACAGTAGGCAGGATTACTACTAAACTCTGTCACCTCGTCATCAGGGTTATAGACCTTCTTACCCTCCACTAAAGCCTTAATGACAGGTACTCCATTCGGGAACTTATCCGAGCTGAACTTTAACCGAACGTAAAGGTAAGCAATGTCTTGTGCTTTATGGTCAGAAGTCCATTTAGATGAGTCACTGATTAAATCAGCATCGGCTTTCTGTGCTGAACCGTCAGTATGTTTACCGAGGTGCTTCTTAACTCTGACATAACCATTATATTTATACGCAGGGTCTTCTGAGTCGGACACATTAACGATATAACGGGTAATCCCATTTTCATCTGTGCCATCTGCCGTTAAAGGAACAAGAACGTCATCGATATAAAACTCGGTTATATCATTGACCTCATGCCCTGCCAAAGCGATACAACGATGAAGATATTGGTTATTGTTAGTTGTTTCCTGATAGAAAACAACGCCACCAACCCGCGCTGAACCATAGATAAAGCTCGATGGAGCAGCCGAGGCTAATTGATTGACTTGATATCCCGCACCTGCCGAGGATTTAGGCTTAGGGGCTAATGCGTTCATCGCATAGCCAAGCGCAGAATAAGTCGCTATTGAGGCGGCGATTGAAGCCCAACCTGCGGCGAATGTACCAAAGGTAAACGCAGAGATGCCGCCAGCAGCGGCAACACCAATTCCAGTAGAAACCATTGCAGGGATAACTGCCTGTGGCATCAGTCAATTCTCCACGCTAAATAAGTGTTATCAGGTACTACCATTGTCAAGCCATTCTCTGAAACAAACGCTGCATATTTCGACACCATAATACCAAAGGAATAGGGGAAAACTGCGCCTTCAGAAACAGGCATCGCAACAATCGAACCGCGAGGTGGAAAGCCGCTCACTCTTGTAAATGTCTGATCTAAGCCCTCTACAATGTCCGTATAGCCGCTTTCTTCTAAAAAGGTGGCATAGGCTTTAATCGCACCCTTAACATCGTCATAACCGCTTAAATAGCCTGAATCAAATCCTGTGCCTTTTTGTACAATTACCGCATTATTGGCAAAGGTTAGGCAGTCGTGATCGCCCCATGAAAAGGGCTTCTTTCTGACGCTGTTAATAAAGTCAATTAAGCGAATATCCCAATTGTTATAGCGATTGAGGGTCTTATTATTTCTGGCAGGCTTAGCGACTTGATACCTCACGACCTACCCCATGACAGAGGTTGATCTTGTAAATCAGGGATGAAGTCAAAGGCAAGGTCATTCTCATACTTAGCCTTCTGATTCTCAGAGGTATAGCGGAAGATTCTAGGTCGCTCTAAATCGATCAATTTACTCTCAAGGGTCAACTGGATAGTACAAGTATCCGCTGCTTCCTCAATGTTCATCTGATCCATGTAGCCTGTGAATAAGTTAGCTAAGGCATGAGGGTCTTGCTGTGCAATCTCAATGTTGGCGTTATTTTCCATCAATAGAGCGAAGGCATCCTCTTTCAAGAGAATGTCCATGTTCGCATCCAGAATGCCGAATTTCAGATGACATAAACGCCCCTGATATGGCTGCTGTAGGGCAAGAGCAACAATGTCAGTATTTAAACCCGTTAAAGTAATGGTCGCGCCAGCAGCACGAATATCGGCGGTTTCTGTCACTTCACTAATATGAAGCAAGTTGCCTGTTCCAGTGTATACCTTGCCGTCAACTTCAAGATCACCTAAGCCTGTCCACAGGTACAAAGGCTCAGATTGAATTGTTTGTCCGTTCCACGAGAGCGTTTCGGTATCGAACATCAACTCAACCGCGAAGAAGGGATATATCTCAGGGACTTCTAGCGCATCAGCAATGACACCTAATTCTCTGCTCATGTGATCGCCTCTAAGCCACCGAAGGTAATGCCGTAAATACTCGCGGTATCAATCGACCAATCTTGCTGACCTGAGTTAAGTCGGAAACGTCCTACGCAATTACTCACCGTCACTGTTGAGCCATCGGCGGGAGCTGTTCGCATGGCAGGGAAAATATCAATATCCGCTGCACCGCCAGTATCAGTATTTACATCAACTAAGACCTTATGAAGGGTCGCTGTACTGTCAGAGCCTAACTGAATGTAATCACCCGCTTTTAACCATCCAGTAACGCTTGGCGTACAGCCATCAATGGTCAAACTTTGACCTGTCTGATTTGCGCCATTAACGACAGGTGTACCACCTAAAGTGCCTCTAGCAGTAGCTCCTAAAGGGTCTCCCATCAGGAATGTGCCTTCCATGCCATTTAAGGATAGAAGCCAAGCTAACCACTGTTCTGCGTCAGCACGTTGCATAGGCGGTAAGGTCACATCGATTTCCCAACGCTGACCTGAGTGATTGTGAATCTGCTGCTTATAAGTGAAAGGGGACATACTCATTGCTGTCTGTGTAACAGCTCTGAGATTGACGCTTTTTAAGCCCGTGTGAGTCGGCAGATCAAGTGGATAAATAATTGCCATTAAAATGCCCCTGCGAATGAACCACCACGCCGTCTAGCATCTAATACTGCGCCCTTAGCGGCAGAAGCGATCTGAGGCATAAGACCCATTATCTCTGTTCTTACGGTCTGTTGTACACCCGTAGATACGTTGATATTTTGAACGACAGTCACCCCCTGTGATTGTCCTTTGCTATGGTCAACGACTGTTTCGTTAGGATGAAGAATAGCAGGAAAACCACCCTTACCATCAACACCGCCGGAGCGAGTTCCTGAGCCAGTATAACCACCGCCAGCAAAAGCAGGAAGCGGAGTCATAACAGATGGAGCTGCGGGTGCTGGAGCAGCAGAAGTTATAGCTCCTGCAGTAGCGGGTGAGCCACCTAATCCCAATAAAGCCGATAATCTACTTACTATTGTTTGTCTAATTTGTATTCTGATTAGATCAGCAATAATTGATCTAGCCATATCTTTAAAGGCATCTTTAGCGGATTTAGTTCCCATTGAAAACTCAACTAATGAATCTTCTAATTTTTTCATGCCTTTTAATGCTGCATTTTCAAGTTCAACCGTAACGTCTTTTACAGAATCTTTATATTTTTCAAATCCATTTTTGACAGACAATAGATATTCATTCTGCTTTTCAAATTCGGTATTTGATTTTTGCAACTCTAAACCTAATTCCTGGTAAGTATAGAAAAGCTCCTTAGCTGGCTGTTCTGCTTTAATCTGTGTGCCAATAAGGGCAGCTAGACCTGCTGTTAATGCGCCAATAGCACTTCCTTTCTTACCAAGAATGCTGCCAACTTTTGCTCCAAGCCAAACAGCACCAACAGTGCTAAGTATTTTCCAGTTCTCTACGGTAAATTTAAATAGATCAAGCAATGCTGATGAGAAGGTTTTAGCACCATCAATAAATGCAGGATCAGCTATGACTTCGGTTAGTTTTTTAATTGATTTTGTAGCTTCATCAATAATGCCAGTTTCTGCTAACTGCATTTTTAACTGAAACCAAGCATCCTGCATCATCGATACTTGACCAGTAAAAGTACCAGCCATAGCTTTTGCAGCACCAGCTACGGTAGTAGTTCCGTCAGCAAATGCTTCTGTAATTAATTTTCTAGTCTGTTTTGCAGAATAAGAAACGCCCTGCTCAAAACCAAGCATGGCAGATATACCACGCTCACGGAATAACTCAGCAGAAGCAATGCCGCCAGCTAATGCTCTTTGCAGTTGCATTGATGTTTCAGCAAATGAAAGACCTGAAGCGGCTGCTAAGTCACCAGTGATCGCTAATAGATTATTAAGATCATCAGTGCCTTTAGATACCGTTAAAAGAGAAGGGACACCTGATTGAATATCCTCTAATGCAAATGGCACTTGAGAGGCATACTTTGTCATTGCCTGAAAAGCAGCCGCACCTTTTTCAGTAGACCCTGTTAGGAATCTCATTCTCAGGCGTAGATTTTGTACCTGAGAGCCAGTATCAATGACAGATTTTAGAAAAGCACCACTAGCAACGCCCATCGCAGCGATGCCAACTTTTAGTGATATTAATGAGGTTTTAAGACGATCAGCTTCGCCACGAGTTCTCTGAAAAACCTTTGAGGCTTCATCCTGGGCGATTATGCGAATTTTTATTTCATCTGCTGTTGCCATCTTCGTGCCTCATTTGAAAATAAGCGACCCAGCCATTGAACTCCTCATAACTCATTTGCTCAATTTCAGAAATACTTTTATGCAGTGTTTCAGCCAATGAATATTTGAGAATTAACTCTGAGTCGCTTTTTAGTTTCCCGACATATCCTCGACAGTGGGAATTTGGCTGATCGCATTAGCAATCCTTAGGATTACAGATGGATCAACTTTATTCATTAATGTTGGCTTATCTGAAAGATCGAAAATCTTTTTCCCATCTTCATCTAATGCCTTCATTATGATAAGACGAACAAGGAACTCCATTTCATCATCTTGTGCGAATTTTATTAGCGACTTTCTATCCGCTAATG